TATCCAATGAGATCGAGATACGAATCTTCGCGCTCTGGACTTTCCACCATTCTTGAGAGTTTGGTCGCGATAGCAATAATTGCCAAGTCAGATGGGTCTCTGAGCTGAATACCGAGTGCTTTACTGATTTTGTAAATGCGTAATAAATTGTGCCTCGGGTCGCCATACTCGATGCCCCTGTCGAATAATGTGTTTCCAGCTTCTTCAAGCCATTCATTTAACGATTTCTGTGTATCGGACACTTGACCTGCCTCTCTTATAGCCTTCATTAAAAGCTTTGGCTTTAGATGAGTTCCAAAGACTCCAGATATAAAGGCCGATAAATGGAACGCCAATGATTATTCCTACTACTGCTTCATCAGATAAATTAGGCAACATCTGCACTCACCCCATATTTATCTAGCCAATATGCTGAGATTTCAGCCTTTGATAAACGGCCTCGCAGCTGCTTCTTGCCCATCCGCTCTTTAGCGAATCGCCTGATTATTGATCCCTTAACCCAATTTGTCTCATCAGTCCAAGCCCCTGCTTGAGAATCAAATCGAATTAGGGTTACTTTATTTATCATTTTGCTCCCGTTCTGTAATCCGTAAATGGATTAACGGGTTAAATGTATTTGCTTAAATCTATTTAGACAAGTAATAGCTCGGCGTGGCGAATATCTAAGAAGCCAGCCAGTCTTTCGTTAGTTGCTTTATTGGCGAAGTCGGTTGTTATAGGAAGGCGCTTTAGAGCCCACTCAGGCTCGATTACAGCCCCTAAGTCCCATTGATAGACCCCTCTAGGTGTCGAATTAATGTAAAGGGTCTTAGCGCCCGTTCTAGCCCTTATATCGGCCAGATAATCCCACTTCTTCTTCTCAATCATTAAAGTATCGTAATGAGTCCTACGGCATTTAAGCTCGATATAGGAGTTATGGGTAATGCCGTCTGCTCGGTCGGTCGCTGATAAGGGCGTCAAGTCTGGATAAAGCGACTTGAGGGCCTCAAATAACTCAACCTCTCTAAAGTAGATTAGTTATCTTCCTCGCCATCTTCCCAACCAATCTTCTTAATTGGGTCATCGGCAGGGACTATCCAATCAGGATAAGAGCTGCGATCCATAGCAAAGGCCAAGGCGGTTCCCTCATCCATCCCAGCCCTACGGCAAGCCTTATAAACTTCATTGGCAGCGATAGCCCAGAAATCAAGCTTTGTTAAAGGCGTTTCTTTAGTAGTTCTACGCCTCTTAGGTCTCTTCTTACTTACGCGCTTTCGCGTTGCCATTTCTGACCCCTCTCGCTAGGGCCAATTCTAACTGACTCTCCATTTTATCGAGGCGCGACACTATTGGAATATTCTCCAATTTAATTATGTAGCGAAGTCCAGCAATCAGTAAGGCAATAGATCCTAATACTGAGGCTACGAGGGTTGCTAGCTCAGTAGCCGCCATTACCGAACTTTGCCGTATCGCTCATAGTTAGGGTTTAGCCAGTTAATAATGCTAGGCAAGACTGATACGAGAGCTGCATTGGCAATTGCATTTACATCTAGGCCGACTGCCAGATAAGTCGCTAGTGCCGTTGCCAGGAATGTCTTTGCCCAGCTCTCTGCCATTTTCTTTAGGTCGCTCATTAGCTTCTCCTTCGAGGTTAAAATAACTGCCATCTTTGTCTCCCAAAGTTGTGAATGAAATATGGAAATGTGAGCGATGAGGGTTAGCGCCTTTATATGTCCGGCGCTTCCATCCCAGTATCGGACTCATAATCTTTCCATCGTAGATTATGTATTTAATTCGCTTATCGCCTTTCTTGGCTAACTTGCGAATCTTCTCAACTAACGCGTAAGCCTCTTCTTTGTGAGCTGATAAATCAGCATCAATATCTAAAGCTCGGACAACTCCGCCTGCTCTATCGTCTGGTATGTGGTCAGAATTATTTTTAGCAAGATGCCTAGCGTCCGCAATCCAGCCGTCAGACTTCCTATCGCGATCAGGATAATCGTCATCGATTTGCTCTCTTAATTGAATACCAGCTGCGCATAATTTGGCCATAATCTATAAAGATTGTTTTATAAAATGTCTAAAATGGCTTGGGCTTTAGCACACTCAACAGTTTCAGTTTTAAGCAGATTTGATACCTGCTCAAATTGTTGTAAAACTGCTAGGCGAGCAAGTTTATCCATAGGACATTGACGAGCTGCTTCTTGAGCTTCTAAGTCTTTTAGATGAACTAAATCCTTATCCCAATTGCCATCTAGTTTTGCAAGCAAAGCGTTGTAAATTACAATATTTGCTTTATAACCATCAACTTCTATTTGTCTAACTTCTTTTGCCGTTAATGGCGGTTGAGTGTTTTGTGTTTCTAGCATTTTTTATCCTTTTCTTTTTTAGTTAAATGCAACGCCATATCCATCACCAGTTGGTAAGGTTGCAGGATTTGCATACTTAGTTCCAAACCCAGCTGACCAAGGATATACAGAAATATACGGAGATGCTTCGTGAGAAACCGCAATGGTATCTCCATTGGAACTGAAAGTTGATACATAAGAAGTTCCCGTTGGTAAAGTGGCAGGGTTTGCGTATTTACTACCAAAGCCCGCTGACCAAGCATAAACTTGGATATAAGGAGAATTACTTCCTGAAACTTGCAAAGCATTACCCGCAGGATTAAATGTCGTATCATTTCCACCACTCGGCAAAGTGGCAGGATCACTATATTTAGTTCCAAATCCAGCTGACCAAGGATATACTGCTATATAAGGCGAAGCATCAGCACCAGAAACGGCAATAGTATCTCCAGAAGGCGAGAAATCTACACCTTGACCATTTTGGGGCGGCAAGGTAGCTGGGTTTGCATACTTAGTTCCAAAGCCTGCCGACCAAGGATATGCAGAAACATAAGGGCTAGAAGTGTGGGCGATTGCAAGAGTATCGTTATTTACTCTAAATCTAACTTTCCTACCTTCTCCCGTAGGCAAAGTCGCAGGGTTTGCATACTTAGTTCCAAAGCCTGCCGACCAAGGATAAACGCTGATACTCGGTGAAGTATTATGACCAACCGCGATGGTATCGCCGTTGCTTGTAAAATCTACTCCCGTTCCAGCACCAGTTGGCACTGTAGCGGGATCGGCATATTTTGATCCAAAGCCCGCTGACCAAGCATAAACTTGTATTCTCGGTGAATTTGCACTACCAATAGCGATAGCGTCAGATGATGGCGTAAAAGCAACTCTATAACCATCTCCAGCAACTGCCGTTGCAGGATTAGCATATTTTGCCCCAAAGCCCAATGATGACCAAGGATAAACGCTAATGCTAGGACTAGAGCCGTGAGCAACTGCAATTAAATTTGATCCAGCAGCTCTTTGGCTTGAAGCAATAATCCCGATTAAACTCATCAGGCAATATCTCCAACAACTAAAAATGTATTTGATGCAGTGCAGATAATAGAAGCTGCACTATATCTTGCTCTAAGTTTAGGTGCTGTTGCTGTTGCGCCTGTTGAATTAATTGTTACGCCTGCGCCTTGCGCTAAAGTTACTTGGCCTACACCTATCTGCGCTATATTTATTACATCACCTGCACTAAATACGCTAGGCGGTAGAGTTAAAGTAATAGGGCTTGCGTTATTTAGTGTCACTAGCTGATTAAGGTTGCCAGCTACTAAGGTGTAAGTAGTGCCAGTTTCGGCATCAAATTCTAATTTTAATCTTAAGGTAGCTGTTCCACTACTTACTCCACCTGATAGACCAGAATCTGTCCCAGTTACAATTGACTCAATATCTCCAGTAAGGGTCGCCCAGCTTGGAACTCCTGCTGCAACTGTCAGGACTTGCCCAGCAGTGCCTATTGGCAAAGCAGTATTTATATTGGCAGTTGCTGATCTATAAGCAAGAGCGCCAGTTGTTGTCTGCGGATTTAGATTTTTGGTAGTCGTATCAATCGAGCTGCCAAGGGTTCTGATGGCCGATGCGCCATCCTTGACTAGATCAGTATCGTCTGGAGTATCCCAGCCGTAATTAG